AGTCTTTCAATCTCTGGTGTATTCCTTGCGGCTGATGATGGTGTCTTAAATCCTCAAAATGTTAAAATCCAACCAGGTGCAATCATTCCGGTTGCGCGTAATGGAGGGCCACAAGGTGCGTCCCTAGCCCCTCTCCCCCGGGGCGGGGACTTTAACACAAGTCAGATTGTAATGAATGATCTACGCACGAATATTAAAAAAGTATTGATGGACGATACATTACCGCCTGATACAATGTCAGCCCGATCTGCGACAGAAATTGCACAACGCCAGGCCGAGCTTGCTACAAATTTAGGTTCCGCATTTGGTCGATTAATGACAGAAATAATGAACCCTTTAATTTCTAGAATATTAGTTGTTCTTGATCGCCAGGGCCTGATTAACATGCCGTTAAAGGTTGATGGAGTGCAAGTAAAGATTAGTCCTATCTCTCCTTTGGCAGAGGCGCCAAAAATGGAAGAGGTTAATAAAGTTCTAAACTTTATGCAGATCGCTAATGCTATGGGTCCAGCTGGACAAATGGCCATTAATGTTCAAGAAGCGGTATCGTTTATAGCGGAAAAAATGGGTGTTGATCAAAGTATTTTAAATGATCCACAAGAGGTTGAAATGATGATGATGCAACAGCAAATGATGGCACAACAGCAAGCTCAGTTACCAGGTGACGAGCAACTTGCGGAGGCCATGCAATGAGTTCGCCGGATGGGTGGGAAGGATTAAGCCCGGCATTCGTAGAGCCGCCAAAGGCCGACGATATAGATATTTTATATGGTCGTGTCTTTAAATCTGAGGAAGGCCAAAAAGTGTTAAGTCACTTGAGGCAGATAACAATAGAAGTACCCTCCTGGTATCCAGGTGAAGATTCCAGTCACGGATTTGTACGAACTGGTATGTCGGAACTGGTGCGATTAATAGAAAAAAGGGTAGAAAGGTCAAATAATGTCTGAAGAAACACAAGTAGCAGAAGTTCCCGAGGAACAGGAAAGCCTGGTTAATCTAGCTCCAGAGCAAGAGGAAACGACAGAGGAACAACCGATAAGCGTGTTCGAGCAAGATCCGAATGAAGATGCGCCGATCGAGGATGATGATGATGAACCATTTGAGCGCCCGGATTATTATCCGGAGAAGTTTTGGGATGAGGATGGGCCAGATGTTGAGAAACTTGCAAAAAGCTATGCTGAACTGGAAAAGGCATTTAAACAAGGCAAACATAAAGCGCCAGAAAATGGTTACGAGGTACAAGATTTGGTTGATCGAGGTCTCGATCTGGAAGATCCGAGCGTTGAGATGTATCAAGAATGGGCAAAAAAATATGGCATCTCTCAGCAAGCATTTGCAGAATTGGCTGGTGGCATCCTGGAGCTTACTGGTGAACAGGAAGAAGCTATAGAGTATGATCGTAAACAAGAAATGAATAAGCTAGGTGAACGCGCCCAGGAAAAAATTTCCTATCTTGAACGTCATATTAAACGCGCAAATCTTAATAATGCCGAACAACAAGCTTTAGCGGCCGGTCTAAACAGCGCTGATACAATCAATGCAATGATTAAATTTATCCAGGGATACACCAACGAGGGCATTCCAACCAGCCCGGTCGTTGCTACTCCTGAGATGGGTGTTGAGGATTTACGTCAGGCGATTGCAGATCCTCGGTGGCAAACAGATCCGGTGTGGCGCAACAAAATAGAGCGACAATGGGAAGCGGCAAACACGGCTGCCAACTAGATTTAGTTGCCAAATCATTTTAAAGTGTGTATATGTCGTTTTAACGGCTAACCGTAGGCGCGGCCCGTTGATGTGGTAAACCACTGGTTGGCGCGGCCACCCTCGCGCAAGCGACCGCCCGAACATCGGCTAACGGTATGCGATCAATGTGAAACCTAAATAGGAGGTTCTGCAATGGCGCAGAATATTACTACTGCCTTTGTTACACTTTTCGATGAAGAAGTTAAACAGGCATATCAAGGCGAAAGCCTATTAAGGGGCACTATGCGATCACGTACTGGTGTCCAGGGTAACACTGTAAAGTTTCCAAAAATCGGAAAAGGTGTTGCAACTGTTCGCGTTCCACAAACTGACGTTACTCCGTTGAACGTGACATACTCACAAGTAACAGCAACAATGACTGACTTTATTGCTGCGGAATACTCAGATATTTTTCACCAGGGCAAAGTCAACTTTGACGAACGCCGTGAGCTGGTGCAAGTTGTATCTAAGTCAATTGCGCGTCGTATGGATCAGTTAATGATTGATGCCCTAAACTCAGCGGCCTCACCTTCAACTGTTGCTACTGGTATCGGCGGTTCAGCTTCAAATATGAATATTGAAAAGCTAAGAGCAGCGGCAAAGGCTATGAACGAGAAAAACGTTCCATCAGAGGGCCGTCATTTGTTGATGCACTCATCGCAGCTTGATGCGTTACTTGGTCAAACTGAAACAACTTCAGCTGATTTTGCTACAGTCAAGGCTCTTGTTCGTGGCGAAATTAATTCATTCATGGGCTTTAACATTATTACAATGGGCGATCGTGACGAAGGTGGCGTTCCAAAACCATCAACACGTTCATGTTTCGCATGGCATCAGGATTCGATGGGTTATGCTGAATCAATGTCTCAGAAGTCAGAAGTAAACTATATTCCGGAGAAAACATCCTTCTTAGTAAGCTCGATGTTCTCAGCCGGTGCGGTTGCAATTGACGACGAAGGCATCGTCAAAATCTCATGTACTGAATAAGAAGGAGATTAAAACATGGCATTTGCACAAGCAAATTGGGCAACCGTATCAGCGGCAAAAGCTGGTAATGCGCCTAATATCTACTCTTACAAATCTGCCGCAGATAACAAGGCGACAATCGCCGGCTCTGGTTATTTCAACGGTGTACAGGCTTTAATCACTACAGGTGATTGGATCTATACATACGGATCAGATGGTGGTCAGACTTTGGTAGCGACAAACACAGCCGGTGTTATTACAACAGCGGTAATCTAAATTCCCTAATTAGGGCCAGGAAACTGGCCCTAGTTCTTTACGGAGGATTATAATGGCTGTTGGCGATACAGACCTTTCAATTTGTTCAGATGCTTTAATCCTCTTGGGCGCTTCGCCCATTTCTTCATTTACAGAAGGTAGTGACGCGGCTCAGGCTTGTGATCGTTTATATCCCGATTTACGTGATACTATGCTTAGTACCTATGTATGGTCCTGGACATTAAAAAAATCTCAAATTTCTAGACTATCAACAAATCCAATTAATGAATGGGAATATGCCTATCAGCTCCCTGGCGATATGCTTTCTGGAGTGTTAGCGGTATTTGAAACAAACGGCACTAATGAAAGATCTAAACGTTACGGATGGGAAGTATATGGGGATCAATTATATACCAATATGGAAACGGCCTTTATTGATTACCAGGCATCTATTCCAGAAACTAAAATGCCGAATTATTTTGTTAGATTATTAAGAACTGCACTAGCTGGTGAATTGGCTATTGTAGTAACAGATCAAGCAACAAAGGCTGATTATTTTAAAGCGCAAGCATTCGGAAGTCCTGGTGAAAATGGTCGTGGCGGGTTAATGCGGGAGGCAATGAATATTGACGCTAGAGGGCAATCAACACAAATTGTTGAGGATTATTCTTTAATTGAAGTGAGAAGCTAATGCGCGTTACACAGTTTCAAACTAATTTTTCTGTTGGTGAACTTGACCCTTTATTACGCGCTAGAACGGATTTAGCCCAATATCAAAACGCATTGGAGCAAGCTCAGAATGTAGTTGTTCAGCCTCAAGGTGGGATCAAACGCCGGGACGGACTAAAGTTAATTCATAACTTTGGTGGTGGTTTTACAAAATTTAAACTGATCTCATTTGAATTTAGCGTTACAGACAGTTATCTCTTAGCGTTTGTTGCCGGGCGTGTTTATGTTTTTAAAGATGGTGTGTTGCAAACCAATATAAATGGATCTGGTAATGATTATCTAGCAGCCCCATCGATAACAGCGGCTATGTTGGATGAGCTTCAATTCACACAAGCAGTTGATACTTTAATTTTATGCCATGAGGATTTACAAACGAAACGCTTGGTAAGAAACTCCGATACAAACTGGACGTTAGAAAATTTACCTTTGCTTAACTTACCTCAATATGCGTACGCGTTTGTTACTCATTCTCCAAACTTTGATATTACGCCTAGCGCAACAACTGGTAATATTACAATTACAGCTTCAAACCATACGACTGAAACAGGTACGGCTCAGGGTGGTGGGTATGATACAATAACTTTAAAATCTAATACAGCTTTCAACAATAATGATGATGCAAACGGTTTGCAAATTGAAATAACTTCTGGAACTGGATCAGGGCAACAAAGATTTATTACTGATTATAATGCATCGTCTAAAGTAGCAACAGTTTATCCCGCCTGGGACACGCAGCCAACTAGCTCGAGTAACTACAGTATTACACCTTTTAGTCAAAACTCGGTCGGTACTTTCGTGCAGAACCTATCAACTTTTGGTCGAGCGCGACTGGTTGAGTTTGTAAGCTCTACTGAAATGAAAGCATTTGTTGAAGTCCCATTTTTTGATACAGGCGTAATTTTAGCTGGTGAGTGGGAAGGTGAATATGGATACGAGAACGTTTGGTCTAATAATCGAGGGTGGCCTAGATCAGCAACATTCCATGAGGGGCGCTTATATTTTGGTGGGTCAAAGTCTAGACCCAATACTATCTGGGGATCTAGAGTAAGTGATTTTTTTAACTTTGATCCTGGGACTGGTCTTGATGATGCTAGTGTCGAAGCCACAATTAATACTAATCAATTGAACGCGATCGTTGGAATTATTGCTGGTGCAGATCTAAGGATTTTTTCAACTGGTGGTGAGTTTGTTGTTGTTCAGTCTGAAGATACGCCAATAACACCGTCTAACTTTTTAATCCGTCCACAAACAAGACTGGGTACTAAACCAGGCGTCCCGATCGAAGATCTAAATGGTGCATCGGTATTTGTGCAACGCCAGGGTAAATCTCTCAATGCGTTCCAATATGGCGACACGACCAGGCAATATCAGGTTCAACAGGTTTCGGTGTTATCATCACATTTAATGAAAACGCCAGTAGACCTTGCGGCACGTCGATCAACTTCAACAGATGAGGCCGATCGTCTATTTCTTGTCAATGGTGACGATGGATCAATGGCAGTTTATTCTATCTTGGTAGGACAACAAGTTATTGCTCCAAGCGAGTTTATTACGGATGGTCAATTTATTGCAGTGGCGGTTGAGTTGTCAGATGTATATTGCATTGTAAAACGTACTGTAAATTCAGCAACAATTTATACATTAGAACAATTTGATAGTTCTTTGACCTTAGATAGCGCTAAAACCGGCGGAGCCGCTGCGTCTGTAACAATGGACCACCTTCAAGGTAAGACGGTTCAAATTGTTAGGGATAATGTTGTGGAGCCAACACAGACAGTACCAGCGTCACCTTTTACAATTACATTTGCAACAGCGGCTACCTCCAGTTTCCAGGTTGGGCTGGATTATACAGTGTCGGCCAAAACAATGCCTACCGAGCCAACACTTGCAACCGGGTCTGTTCAAGGTGTTAAAAAAAGAGTTGTGCAGATTGATGCGTTGTTACATGAAACAAAAAATCTGTCTTTAAATGGCAAACAAATTTCTTTTCGTAATTTTGGTGAGAATGTTTTAGATACAGCTGTTCAGCCGTTTACCGGATTAAAAACTGCACACGGTGTTCTTGGATATAGTACAACAGGACAAATTACGATTACTCAAACGGTTCCATTACCTATGACGGTATTGGGATTAGAATATAAACTAAGCGTAGGAACTTCATAATGTCTGGAGCATTTTTTGCCGGAACATCATTTTTATTATCGTCTAAGCAAGCTAAGGCGGA